TAACTCAGAGTCAGCTGAACCTTGGCATGATTTTGGAGTGGAGTTCCTGTATTGCGAGGAAGTGGCGAGTGGTTGGGACACACGAGTGGTCGTGGTCCTTGCGCCAAAACCTTGGGGAGGACGGCTTCTAGCTTTACCCTTAAGGGCCCGGGCAGCCGAAGCGGAAGCTGCGCGATTCTTTGGTTTGTTGTTTCGTTTCATTGAGACTATATGGGATCCGGCATCTCGTACCCGACTGTACACCCCGCCACTGAGAATACGCCGTTCCAGTCTGTCGGCATTTAGAGTCGCTGTTCTCAGGCAGCGACCCACATAGCACGGAACTATTAAGGCCGAATGGCCACCGTTTTGGCGTTATTAAGGCGGAGCCCCATGACCGGTCAATACAGAATGCGGGCAGGGAGATGGGTAGTCTCCCTGTCCAGTAACTGGAAGGTGAGCCGTGACTGCTCGTAAAATTTCTCGATGTCTTTCTGCCTATCGCAGTCAACGCCGAAGGCCTTCCAAAAAGATACCCGAGCCGCCGGAGTAGGCGGCTCTTGTCTGGTGTGCATCCCTCGCGAGAGGCGCCACAAGCCAGTGTGAACAATGCCCAGATCTGGGGCAGCTCGACGACGGCGTGGATCAGTGCGTCTCTTGCGTGGGATTCTCCCAACATTCAGCGAATTGTAAAAGGATTGCATAATAGGGATTCCACCTGACATGGCGGCACCACACTCCGCAATGGAAGTAAGCCATTCATGCCACATGAACTCCGAATCAATGCGCTTCAAAGAGTTGATGTCCTTCGCTAAACAAGTGGGATAGTCGCGAACCATCCGCCATCGGTGCCCGTCAAAGACGGGCCGAGATTGGCAGAACAGTATCTGCTCAGGTTCCTCGGCAACAAACTCGGTCTTGACGACCATGCCGAGGGTTTCAAACCAAGAGAGGTTGTCCTTCACCAAATTGGCGTAACGACGCTCAACAAATATCATACAGTCATCACCGTTATCAACGAAGCGATATCGCTTGCTCGCTGAATCTTGGGTGGAAAAGCCGAGATGTGACATGTAGGAGTACGCCATAGCGCACATTAACAACACATTGCCCATAGCAGTGTTGATGTCTCCTGACATGCGGCACCCGCGAATGTGATACTTGATGAACCCCTCCGGTAAGTGGACATAGCCAACGTTGACACGCTGCCAAGCAAGGAGTTGCTCAAGCTCCTTACGGTCCTGCCCCCTGAACATTCTGGTATATGCTCGATGCTCCCATGCTAATAGGGCTTCGCACACATGCTGATCAAATCTGGACATATCGAGTCCAAAGATGACGCAGTCGGTAAACGACTTATAGGCATCTAATATGCAGTCTGCAGTTTCAAATGAATTCATCCCTTTGGTGATGACAGTTGAATCGAAACAGTGGTTGATGCTTCTATAGAAAGGATGTTCCGCGTGCTTGAGAAGCTTAGCAAGCAACGTGGTAT